TTTGTTTTTTAAACTATTCGCATACCCTTCATCCATACCAGGAATATATTTCATTTTAATCTCCCGCCAATTGACTATAAGTAAATGGTCGTCCCTTGCGCGAGCGATAGTAAATGCGCTCTAATTTCAGCGCCTTATATTCCTCTCTTTCCAGTAATTGTTTTAACTTATCTATTAAATTAGCCTGCGAGAAATCTCTCTCTACATAAAGTGGCTTAACATTCTCCCAAGTGAGAATGGTGCGATTGAGCCACTCGCACTTCATATAGGTTGCAAGAATTTGAATTTCTTCATTAGCCATATTTTCATCAACAAAATTGTCGCCATCTATCTCTAAGCTAACTCTTGGAAATTTGAAATAAGGAATCGCTGCATCCAATAAGGAACGCCAGTCTTCTTCTCTTTCTTCATCAGTCCAGTTTAACCATTCGTCTTCTAACATTTTAGATAGAAACGCATCATATATATCATAAACTGAAACCATTGTTTAAACTCCTTAATTATTTGGTAATTGCTCCTTGTCTGCCTTATTAAGTTGAATAGTACCGATAATATCTACGCCAGCTCTTTTCAGAACCGCTTCTGACTTATCATAATCCATAATTTCATTCTCAATAGCATATTGAGCAAGCTCTCTAACCTGGTCAATAGATAACTTCTTTAAGTTCTCTTTAAACTCTGGCAGTGGCATTACCGTAAGATAACGCTTTCTTTGAGCATCGTTAAGAGTGATTATATTAACTGGCTCTTCTGCATCTTCTGGCTCAAGACCAAGTGCTTTCTTAACTTCCATATCTTCAATACCCAGAACACCCTGTGAAAATAAGGCTTCTACTCCTGGATTATACATTAATTCCTCAAGTTTATCAAAAGGAAGGGTTCTTATCGCACCCTTTCTTTCCCAAACAAAACGAACATTAGATTCAGGCACGCTAATATTAACTCTGCTAGAAATCAGATTTACAACCTTAACTTTTTTATCCATTTTTTACTCCTTTTAACTCCTAAAATGTAGTTGTCTTACATATACAGCGCGATGGTACTATGCGTCACGACATAGGCGAGCCCGCGCGGAACATCTACATCTAACAACTACGTACTTAAATAAATAAGGGAGGGGACGAACCCCTCCCCTTTAAATCCATTAGATATACATGAGTGACTCATCGTAAGTCTGAGTAATTCCACTATTCTTATAGATACCCCAGTTGTGATATGTAAGAATCGCTGTACCCAGCTTTCTATAAGTATGAATCTCCATGGATTGGTCTCTGTTGACGAAGTCATACATTTGTGTCTGTCCCTCGAATACAACCTTAACAACCTTCTCACCACCAGTTGGCAGTACATAAGCGAGTTGTGGGTCAATCCAAGTTGTGTTATTGTTCTCGTCAATAAACGACTGCGGAATCTGAACAATCGGTGTTCCTCTGAACAGATTGATGTATCCAGTATTATGAATAGCATCGATATCCTGTGGGTGATATACGCCCTGGATACCAGCAGCAGCCGGATTACCATAAGCAGTAATCGGAACGATAGCATCAGCTCCCATGGCAGCAACGAACTCAGGTGGTGCGAAGATAACAGCGCCAGAACCATATGCTCTTACTGTCGAGATAAGCTTCATCATTTCTGCTCCATCAAACGAAGCACCTTGTGCTCTGTTATTAGCAGGAACGCCAGCCTTTGCAAATGCAGCACGAAGTGCCTTTTGAACCTCTTGATATACAGCGTCTGTCTGAGCCTCAGTAAGCAGTGTTACGAGTTCAGCCATATCCTCTGCTCCATCAAGCATTCTCTCGAAGTCAATTGTGCAAGCTCCGCCGATAGCGTGAGCACTAACTTCGAAATAACCATGGTCGAGTCTGAATGTCTCATATACACCAGAGAGACCAACTTGTGTAAGGAACTTTCTTGCTCTTGTTCTTCCCAGCTTTGTTCTGAACAGAGCCTTCTGTCCTTGTCCAACCTGCTGAACATCAGCGAAAACGCCAACAGCGTCGATAACCTTCTTAGGAACGACTTCATCAGCAGCCTCAATTATAATTTCATAAATGTCATATCTGTTCTTCATGAACTGATTGACAGAACCAGCCATCTCGCGAAGAGCATCAACGAGTGCATCGTTAACGTTCTCCATTGAGTAATTAGCTGGAGCCTCGTTCTTAGCCGCACAAAGGGCTAACTCTTTCATTTCCTTAATAGTCATTTCGTTGCCCTCCTTAATTATGCTTCAAGAACCTGGAACTTAATTCCAAACTGACCATCTGGCATTGTTGTTCCTTCAACAACCTTCAGAACCGGGCCAGCACTAGGTTTAGTAGTATCAATTACAATTGCACCCGAATCACTAATTCCACCATACAGCGGAGTAGTTCCGATGGCGGCAACAGCCGTCTTCAGTGCAGCATCATCAGCAAAATCACCACTGTCATAACCAACTGTGTTAGTTGTAAACAGCTCACCAGCCGAAAGGAATCCAAGTCTTGGATAGAACTCACCGAGCTCAAGCTTGAAATCCTTCAGAGCGTTCGCTCTCTCATCATACATATGCTCAGCAGTGTAATTGAGAGCAACCGGGCAGTTAGCAACTACAGCGCTTACCGGCAGTTTAATCTTTCTATTGATTCTATCTACCGCAAGCAGCATGCCATTCTCTGCCGGAATCGAAGCGAAATCAGTGTCATCAAGAGCACACTGAGCTTCAACTCTACCATCTCTACGGAAGGCTACTTGATTCAGCTCTAATTGACCATAACCGTCAATTACTAATCTTTTAAAAGCCATAATAAATCCTCCGTTTATTATTTATTCTTCTTATTCTTTTGTCTCTCTAAGATAGCTTCAATTCCAGTGAGTTGTGGCTCGTCTTTCGGAACAAAATTACTATCTTCAGTTGTGAAAATTGTGGACTTAGATTGAACTAAAACATAAGCAAGTTCCTTATCTAACTCATCCTTAGTATACTCGTCAATCTTTTCTCTGAACGAATCAATTTCTTCTGTATCCAGAAGGGTTGTATACTTCTCAATTACAGCTTCCTTCTCTTTGAGTTCAGCCGCAACCTTGAATTCAACCAGTGCTTCATTTTCAGATGTAAGTGAATCAACTTTCTCTAAAGCAGCCGCATAATTATTATTTGCTTCGCTTAATTCATTCTCAAGTCTTTCATTATCCTGTTGTAAAGTCGCAATTGTAGAATCGTTCTCTTCATTTTTGGAACTAAACTCTTCTACTTGTGTCTGTAAACCAGAAACGACTTCATCAATCTTCTCATATGTGCTACCGTTCATAGCGTGAAGAACGTCAAGTGCATGCTTTTCGTCAGCATTCACATCTATAATGTAGCAAACTTCCATTTTATCAATGGAAAGAGAATCTGTTTCATCACTCTTTGTATAATATGCTCTTTCATATTCGCCAGTTTCAAACTTGAAAACTACAGCATATTCGTCATATACGTCGCAAACCGCATAATCCATAATATACTCATTTTCTTCGTTGAATCTTGGGTTCAGAAGAGACCAAAGCATATTATATTTCTGATTATCAGAAAGCTTAAAATTCATATGTTTTTCTCCTCCCAAGTTTTGCTTTTGAAATACATCAGTATTTTCTAAATCGGTCATAAGAGATTTAACTGAATCTACAAATGTATAAAAGGCGGCGCCTTCAAAGCAAGGCTCATAATCCTCACCTAAGGCCTGCAGCCCCAGGAAGCGACCTTCCGTAAATACGAAAAATCTCTTCCCATTTATGAACTGCCATTCACCTTCAATAGAATCAGCATATAATTCCATCGACTGCGATTTTTGAATTATATCAAAAGCTTCTTGTTTATATAATCCAGTAAAGAGATATACATCAGTACATGCATATGTTCTCTCTACGCCATCAATATCAAGATGCTTCTCCCATGCAAAGTTCGGATTTTCTGGCACTATACCATAGATACGTCCTTCATATCTTTCTCTGCCATGGTCAGTAAAGTCATCTTTCATCGTATCATATATACCTTTAACAGGCACATATGGAAGCGTTGAAATTAACTTCTCTGCGAACTCTTCTGTAATAAAAGTTCCGTTTCTATTCGCACCCGTGTAGAAAATGCGGCATCTTGCTTTTGACAGGACTTCATTATAACTAGTAACATCACCGTAAATAGAAAGAGAAAAAGTTGTTAATTTATCTTTTTCTTTATCCATTAGTTAGAACCTCCACGGTCTAATGATTCCTCATTAGCAACTGTTTTTGCACTTTTATCTTGTGCATCTTTCGCAGGACGTCCTACGTTTCCTGTTTCTGTGTATGATGTGCTCAACGGCAGAAGCTTTTCTTTTAACTTCAATACATCGTTTTCAAGGTCTTTTATACTGCTTAATTCACGCTGTGATAAATCCATAGCAAGGGCCGGCAGTAAGAAACTATAACCAGAGTTAGCAAGCTTAAGAGTTTCCTCCACATACTCTTTCTGATTATAAAACGATACTGGTAAAATTTTGTAAGTAAAAGTAATATTCGTATTACCATACTTCTCATTTAAAATTGAAGTCACAAAATTTTCAAGCTTGCGCGCAAGCACCATCATTAAAGCCATATCGTTAGTAATTGAAGTAGCTAACGATAAGTTAGAATCTGTGCCAAAGAGTTGACTACTTGAGCCAGCCTCGGCATAAATATTCGTAAGAGCCTTATCAACAGAATTAAGTGAATTATCATTCGCAGTCTTCGACACAATTGCGTCAACATCGGCATAGGTTGTTAATACGCTGAGATTTTCATTCTTCTTCATCATATCAACAGCACCTTTATGCATTTCAACCGCTTCTTCAGGTTCAAACAATAATCCGCCATCGGTTAAATGTGGAATATGTTGAACAAGAATCTTCCTAATTTCTTCAAGGTCTCTTTCCTTATTTATATCCTTTGCATCTTCATATTCTAACTCAGCAGTAATAATATTTAAAAATACTGGCCTTTCGTCAATCAATGACATACAAATCCCTACACTAGTAGAAATATAACACCATGGACTTTTGACTTTTCTCGCTTTATAGCGTTTATACCAGTTGACAACATCTTTTGGATAGGCCGCAAGTGCTTTCTTCCGGTATTCTCCGTCGCGTATAGTGTCAAAATATGTAACATTAAATTCAATTATATCATTACCTTCTTTATCCTTAAAGCGTGAACGACAATAAAAAATAGGTAAATCTAATATAGAAATTGACTTGTCTGTCACCTCTTGAATCACCCCATAATAGCTTCCATCCCGCAGGACTTTAATAGCTATGTGGGTAAATAACTTTGGCAGCTTTGCATTATCAATGAAGCTAACCGCATTATAATACTTCTTTGTAATATACGATTCGGAGAGATTTTTACCAAAACTTGGATTAGGAATTAGTAAGCCTGTATATTTCAACAAAGTAGCATAATGCATTAACAATCTTTGATAGAAACCGCCTCTTTCAAAATAGTTACGAGAAAGAATAATTTGAGCATCAACAGAACCAGAATCAATAATATTTTTTATCTCTTCTAATGTATACTCTTTAACCCTTTCGTGTCTGTTTCTTCCGTAACGTGTCAAATTATAGGATGATTCATTTTTTGCTATCATTTTCGATATAGCTGCAGTAAAAGAGGTCAAATCTCTTTTTTGTTCATCCATCATCTTCCTCCTGAGAAGAATACTAATTGTCGACCCGCCGCACTTCTGCGGTGACCTTTCTTATAATGTTCTTCTTCAAGTTCTTTAATACGCCACAGACCATAAGAAAAAGATGAATACTTATCCTTAGGAAATCGGGTATTAATTCGTTCAAGAACAATATCCAGGCTCGCACCAGTGCGTTTAAGACGAAGATTAGCCATTTCTTCAAATAACTTCGTTGTCATTTCATGTGGCATCAAACGAACCACACGTTGTTCTACGGTCATTCTCTGACCGACTTTCGTTGCAAGCAAAGCACTCTTTGCTTCTTGCTCTTTTATAAGAAAACGTACAAGACCACCAGTAAGTCTTGAATAGCAGTTG